ACGCTGACTATAACCCTCGTAAAATTGCAGACCACGCTCAAAAAGGGCTGAGAAAGTCATTAAAGCAGAACGGGCTTGTTGAAACGCTTGTATGGAATAAGCGCACTGGTAATTTAGTGGGGGGGGGCATCAGCGTATTTCTCAATTAGATATTCTCGAAAAAACAAACGATTACTCATTAACAGTTTCCTGCATTGACGTTGATCTAAAGAAGGAAAAGGAAATAAATATTATTCTTAATAATCCCAGCACTCAAGGGGAGTATGATTTTGATATTCTAAAAACTTTAGATGTCGATTGGGGTAACACAGGATTTACCGATGAAGATTTAAACATAATAGGAATCAAATCAATCGTAGAATCATTGGAAGAAGAAACCGAAACAAAGAATACAAAAGAAAACATTGAGGCTATTAAAAAGGCTAAAAAAGAATCCAAGGATAAAAGCAAAGTAACCGGAGAAAACTATTTGATTATCACTTTTCAGTCAATCGAAATAAAAGAAGCGTTTTTAGAGAAAATGGATTGTGATGGGAATAGTCGTTATATTGATGGGGATTTTCTAATTAAAAAAATGAAATGAGAATTGCTGGTAAAGATGTAATCATTGCCTATATTGTGTCTTGCTTAAAATTAGGTGAGGCTCGTTGTAATATATTGGTAAAAGTTGGTAAAAAGTGGGGAGTTAGCAAGTCTGCATTTGATCGGCATCTGAAAATTGCCAAAGAACAATACGCAATTGAGCGTACAGAGATTGAAAGTAGGATAAAAGATGTTAATACCCAAAACGCAATTAATGACGTTAAAAGTGGGTTAAAGACTAAATTAGAACGGCAATTATTTTATCAAAGTGAAATTGCTGTTATGGAAAAGCAATTGAGGGGCGAAATAGAATCAACTTTTAAGGTTGGAAATACCGTTAAAAACACTCATGGTATCAATAAAGAAGGGACAAAAATATTTATAATACCAATTGAAACACAGACAATTTTACGAGATACGATTAAATCTTATTTGGCTGAAATTTCTAAAATGGAAGGGGAGTACGCTCCGCAGAAAGTGGACATCACTACCGGAGGAAACCCAATGGAGGCAATTACCTTTTCAGCAAAACGCAGAGAATGAAATATGCCGACATTTGGTTAAGCGATCCCCAGGCTGACATCATCGAAAGCACAGCACAAAGAAATTTATTCCATTCAGGCGCAGGTTCGGGCAAGTCGCATGGACTTGGTTTAATATCCGCAGATTTTGTAATTAACAATCCCGAAGTTAGGGGATTCATCGGGGCAAACACCTATTCACAGCTGACTAAGTCAACTCTTGATAGGGTGTTTAATGTTTGGGAAACAACCCTCGGCTATAAGAGGGGGATTCATTATGTGAGCAATATAATGCCTCCTAAGACCTTCAAAACATTCGGGGCAAGGCTCGATTCCTACGAACATGTAATTTCATTTGCAAACGGAGCTTTGATATTCACGGCTTCACTCGACAATTATAAAGTAATTGATGGAACTGAATTTGCGTGGGCGTGTCTGGATGAAACCAAAGACACTAAAGAGGAGGCGGTAAGGGAGGTTATAACAGCCCGATTAAGGCAATCAGGAATGTATATCAATCCGAGTGGTATTCTTTGTAAGGAAAAGAAAACGGGTGATTACAAGGGCTTCAATCCGTTATACATTTTCACATCCCCGGCAAAGACTGATTGGCTTGCTGAATGGTTTGACATTCCTGAATACTTTGAAGAAATAAACGCTTCAATATTTTCAGAAACAGATTATTTCCGTAAGCGCAAAAATGATAAGATGGTTGTTATTTCTTCTACTTACCATAACAAGGCAAATCTTTCTGATGGTTTTATTGAACAATTCATTGAAGATAACAAACACAATTCACAGCGAATAGATATGCTTGTTTATGGTTCTCCGTTGGCTAAGACTGGTGGAGAGTACTTCTCAAGGTTCGACCGTTTGAAACATATTAAATATATTCCTATTAACCCGGTGCTCCCGGTTCATTTATCCTTTGACTTCAACCGTAACCCTTACATGACCTGTTCGTGCTTTCAAACGTGGTGGGATGAATCAATTAAGAAATGGATTGTAAACCAATTTGATGAATTTTGTTTAGAAGCTCCAAAGAATTATACTGAGGCACTATGTCAAGATATTGAAGAAAAATACAGTCATTTATTAAAAAATGGATTGTTTTTTTACGGTGACTATTCCGGTAAGGCAGGTCGAACCAACTCCACGGAGGACGATTATGATGTTATAAACAGGGTGCTAAAGAAATACATAGGTGCTTACTCGGATAAGGTAATTACTAATAAAGGATTATCAGTTCGACATGATTTTATGAATAAGATTTTGTTCGGAGGATTGCCGCTTGAATATTATATTGCCCCTATTTGTAAACATTCAGTAAATGAGTTTGAATATTTAAAAGAAGATCCGAACGGAGGCAAGTTAAAACAGCTTGCAACAAACCCAATTACAAGCGTCCAGTTTCAAAAATATGGACATTTGGCAGACAGTTTTGAGTATTTCTTTACCTCCGCATTCTCACAATTTTTCAACCAATAATAAAAAGTTTATATTTGCAAATAAATAATTCTAAAACTATTACCATGCCATCATTAACATTAATACAGGGCAAAGCCCGATTAAAACAAGTCATTCAAACAGGTTTAAGACACCGAGATTATAAACGTGTATGTAAGATGGCAAAGGATTACAAGGCTTATATTACTGGTGAAGATGTGGAGGGATTGCTTCGTCAATTTGTGCCCAGAGAAAGCGCGGAACTATTTAAACAGCGTGTCGCAATAACATCACTTACAACTCCCGATATTGCCAATACTATCAGTACTCCAATGTATAAGTTGGGCCGTACCTCCGCGGATAGTTCAATGACGTGGAAAAATATTGAATCGACCGCAAAAAATAGAAGTACATTAACCGATTACCTGAATAAATTTTGGGGCGGCTCCTCAGTCGATAAGTATCTAACTTACCGGATGCCATCAATGGATTTAACTGACCCTAATAGTTTTATTGTCGTTGAATTTGAGGAAGCGGTTGACCCGGCAAAGCCTGATACAAGGGCGAACCCTTATCCCTTTGAAGTCAATGCTAAAGAGGCTATTGATTATAAGTATATCAATAACTCATTGCAATATTTGATTGTCCTGAATGAAGAAGAAACAAAGCATACAATCTATTTAGAAAATCATTCGGTCGTTGCTATTGAGTTTACAAAGGAAGAGATGGCCGGTATTATCACTGCATTCCCAAAGGCAGAAATATGGTACAAGGATGAAAAGGATAAGCAAAATTCACCAATGTATTATGTTTTAGAATACAATCATAAAGCAGGGCGTATGCCTGCCAAACGTGTAGGCTCGATATTAGATATTGAAACACGAGGACGTACCTGTGTACCAATGATTCATCCGGCTAAGCCTTATTTTGAAAAAGCGATTAAAACCGTTTCAGAATTTGATTTAACGAATGCTCTTCATACGTTTCCAAAGGTGTTCCGGTATGGTAACAAGTGTCCGGGAGATATGAAGAAAGGTATTATTTGCGATAGTGGTAAGAATCTTTCGGACGATACTGATTGCCCTGTTTGTAAAGGTTCGGGATGGTCTAATCAAACCACCACAGCAAGCGAGGTAATAGTCGCAGCACCAAAGGATATGAAGGACATGGTATCATTGGAATTAATGATGACCTATAAAGCCCCTCCTATTGATTTGGTTGCATTTCAAAAACAATACGGATTGTTTGATTTAAAGCAGTTGGCAATAAAGGCAGTGTATAATGGGGATACGTATGTTTCGGACACGGTAGTAGCCACAGCGACCGCTAAGAACATCGACTTAGAATCTGTTTATGATACGCTCAAACCATTTGGCGATAACTGGTCTGCAATGTGGGTTCATATCGTTTCATTGACTGCTATTTATCTTGACTTAGGAACTGACTTGACAGTAACTCACAGCTTTGCGAAGGACTTTAAAATGAAGTCGCTGGCTATGCTGTTATCCGATTTAACATTAGCGAATACCTCCGGTGCTCCTTCGTACATTAAACAATCCATTGCACATGATTTGGCAAAGAAAGTTTATGTAGACCAACCCTCGGAACTATTGAAAATACAAACGAAAGAAAAGTTTTTTCCGTTCAATGGGAAATCGGAAAATGAAATAAATTATATTTTGGCAAATGATTTGGTTTCTAATTTTGATAAGACTTTTTACGCTAAGTTTGATAATATCTTCTTTGAAATTGAGCAGGAGCAATCCAAACTATCATTGAACTTTTACGATATGGAATATCAAAAGCAAAAAGATTTGATTAAAATAAAAGTTGATGAGTATCTGGCTGTTATTGAAACGGAGGGCGCAGAAGGAAGGGCAATGTCATTCAATGCACCAGGGGGTGCACAGGAAGTCGCAGTAGCATAATCAAATGACACGAAAAGAAATAAGCAAAATAAAAACTGATTTTGTTCTCAAACGGGAAAAGTTGATACGTGCGAAGATGTCCACGTATCAGTTGGATTTGTTTGATAAACTTTTCAACAAGTATCTAAAAGATATTGTCGGTAAAAAATTCTCTTCCGCTGAAGAACTGAAAGTAATAAATTCAATCGAGAAAACTGTTAAGGAGTTCTCAATTAATGCCAACACATCTATTTTAAAGGATTACAGCGATTCGGCTTTTTCTCTTGGTAATTGGACTATGCGATACTATGCAACAATGTTTGATGACGTTAAAAAGCTGGATTTAATCAGAAAAAAAACAGTCGAAGTACAAAAAAGAAAGTTGGGATTGAAGCCGGACGGAACGATTAAACCTAATGGATTCTTTGATAAAGTCATTGCTGATCCATCCATTCAAAAGCAGGTTGCTAAAGAGGTTCGCAAAGCAATTACCAACAATTACGACCTGCTTAAATTACAGGAATCATTTAAAAAAATTATTGTAGGCTCTCCTGAGCAATCAGGTATCTTTGAACGGCATTATAACACTTTTGCAAAGGATGTTTTAAATTCTATTGATAACGCTAATAGCAAGATTTACGCTGATGAATTAGAACTTAGACACGCTTATTATGGCGGAGGGCTGATGCTTACATCTCATGATATTTGTATTGAGAATAACGGCAAGATTTTCAGCACAAAGCAAATTGAAAATCTAAGGAACGATCCACGGATTGTAAAGATGTACGAAAATTACCCAGGTGAATACGACCCGTTTGAATTGCCCGGCGGATTTGGGTGCAAACATCATTGGGATTACATAACCGCTGATTTGGCTAAAAGAATCACAGCAAGTCAAAATAAAAAAGCGGCTCAAAGGAATTCCGCTTTTGTTAAGAGAAATAAATTATAAGTATTTTAATTATACGGATAAAATTTACATTGTCCGCTGACAATAGTAACCTTCGTACCACTTGCAGACCATGCAAGACCGCTGTAACTCTTAAATCCAATATCATACGTTCCCGGCTTAACATCTTTAGTGATGAATCCAGCAGCACCACACGGAGGAGATTGTACAGCGTATTTCAAATGTGCACACTCCACACCTTCCCATATCAAAGTCCAGTCTGCTGTATTATGAGTTTTATAAAAAATCATTGTACCGTTTGGTTCTGCTTTTTTTACTTCTTCTTTCTTTTCGCATCCCGAAAATGCAAAAGTAACTGCTAAAATCAATAATATTTTTTTCATGGTTTTGTTTTTTTATTAGTTAATAAATAAATTTCGTCTGCAATTTCATTTTGTCTTGAATGATTTTTTCTATGTTCAAACCATATTGATTTTTTCTCATCCTGTGGCAATGACTTCAAATATCCTGCATTGTGCCTCAATATCGTTATTGTTTTATTTTGTTTTGCAGCTTCCAAAGAAAAAACAAGATCAGACATTTTCATATCTTTTGAATAAATTAAATCAATAGGATTGAAATATTCTGTATCAAATCCAGCAACACCAGTTCCTGCAACATCAATTACTTCCTCTTTTAAAACACTTCCAAGGCACCTGAATGATTTATGACCTCGGTAATAAGAACGCCCAAGCCCTAACAATTGCCTCCCGTGGTGCGATACTATTGTCCCTGTCCTTTCAATTGCTGAAACCATATCTTTAACGTAGGTATCGCCATAAACTATATCGTCATCACAGCACAAATAATAAACCGATTCCTTCAAATCATAAAGCCCGTAGAACTTTCCGAGGTCGGTTAAATTTGGATTTACTTCATTGTCGTAAAGCACTATCTGGTCGCACTGTTTTGAAAGCGAAATCAATACTTGTTTTAATGATTCTTCTCTCCCTGCATAGGTGGCAATGCCTATTACAACAGGTTTTTTATATGATGTTTTTCGCTCAATCATTTGTTTTGGTGGCTAAAAAAATAAGTCGGAGTAGCGTTGAATTTATATCTATCATCATAACCAAGAGGTTTTAATAATTTTCTCATTTCAAATAATTCTTTGTCTGTTTGGCACTCAATAAATAAAGCAGGATGATATTTATTTATAATATTAATCATTCCTAATATTGCCTTTTCTTCGTATCCTTCGCAGTCAATTTTAATTAATGTTACAGGGTTTTTATCTGAAATAACAAAGCAAGGATCGAACACTATTAGTTTAGCTTTTATTGTCCCGGTCTTATCTACCTTATTCATCCCTGCATTACCACTAACCGCAAGCATAGATATATCTTCATTCGTGTCCGACAATCCTACATTAAATATTTTAGTGTTTTCTAAATCATTTTGATGAATGTTTTTCGCCAATAATTTAAAAGTATCTGGGAACGGCTCAAATGACATTACCGAACTGGCGCAATACTTCGCAAAGAAAACAGTATGATTGCCAATGTTTGCCCCTACATCAATAAATAAGCCCTTTGGAATATTGTCCCTTATAAATAGCAGCATTGCTGATTCGTAATAATAATCACTCCTAACAATAACATTTGTTATGTGATCGCCCTTAAATAAGGTTAATTTTGTTTTGTCTTTTAATGTATGGTTTATTGTTTCCATTTCACTTGCTTAGTAAAGGAACTTTTTTTCGGTGTTCAAAGTGCATCAGGCTATCGTGGTCTCCGTGAAAACAAAGACTTTTCTTTGGAATAAACATTTTAACTTTCAAATTGTTTAACCTGGTTGTCATTTGTTGGCCAACACCTGAACTTATGTTTGGATTCATTTTGAACCTGCATTGCTCAACCGGATGAATTGTAAAGTCTAATTTTTCAAGAGTTAATCGAGGACAAAAGAAACCGCAGTCTGTGAAATAACTTCTAAACGAATACTCATCATGTACGGTCATTCTTTTATTACCCCAGCACTTCACCCTGCCATCGTTGGTAACATTGTAACAGTATGCCTCCAAAGTACGCCCAAATCCTTTATATTTATTATGGTACTTAAATATATTTTCAAATTGAATATGTGAAACATCGGACGGGATGAACAAATAAATATCGGCATCAATATTTTTGCACAATTTTAAAGAATAATCAAATAACTTCCAAAAATTAGACTTGCCTCCGTGTGGCAACTGGTGAAAGCATTTGTTTGATGAGGTAAAATCAGAGCCGTCATCAATGATTGAAAAAGAAACTTCGTGTATTTCCTTTGCCTGAAAATCTTTTATCTCTTTAATTAAAGATTCAAGCATTCCCTTTCGTTGGTAGCTGTGAATGTTGATGTGTAGCTTCATTTTACGTATTCAAATCTTCTTCTTCCTGTAACTCATCTTCCGTTAAAAATGTAAACTCAGTAAAAACATTAATCGGTTGCAATGGCTTGTTAAAAGTCATTTGACATACGTACAGCTTTCCTGTTTCATTTATTTTTGCAAGGTCTTCCTTACTAAGCTCCCAGCAACTTGTTACTATCCCATCTTCGGTTCTATGTGCTGGCAATGGTTCATACTCTTTTTGATTTTCTGCGAAGACAACGTTTTGTCCTTCAAATGGGATTGGTTTCATAGCTTTTTATTTAGGTTTATAAATTAACTCCATACCTTCAATTTCAAAGTAAAGGTTCTGTAATTTGTGAACATAAGGCACTTTGATATGCTTTGATGTTTTGGAATGGATTACAAATACAGGCTCTAAAGTTCCATTGTTAATAGGTGTTTTAAATTGTATTAATTGAAAATCACCTTTATTGAACTCCCAGAAATCACCCATGTCGATTACTTCAAAGCCTAAATAATGCGCCCATTCTTTTGTTAGTTGGATAAATGGAAATTCCGATATATCATTTGATCCATCATTTAGTAATTCAAAAAATTCCAAATCAATACTTATTGGCTTTCTTCCATTTGATACAGTATTTCCGCAACGCAACTGATTTACTTCAATCATTTTTTATGAGTTTTCTTTTATAATAGGATTTCTTTTTGCAGGAATCAGAGCAATATAGTTTTTTTTTTGTGAATAAAAAGAACTCTTCACAATTTTCACATTTACAATAAATCGGAATTTTACTTTTTGTACTCATTTTCAGGAACAAAAGTATAAAAAATATTTGTATGTGCAAATTCAATAAAATTTCGTAAAAAATAATTATGCAGTATTAAATATTTTTTTTAGTTTTGTCAAAACAAATCACAGGTCATGGCTCAAACTATTATCGCCCAAAAAGGAAAATTAAGAAAAAGATTCAATCTTGATTCGTGGAATTTATTGAAAGATAAAAATGGTTGGGTTGAGGTAGAGCAATCAAATCAGGTTGTTGAGAGCAGTGTCGTAAAACGGATTGTTCCTAATTCCGGGCAGAAAAAAGATGATGAAATAAACCAAGTGGTTGAAAATACTGCACCTGCAAACGTTCCTGAACAGTTTGTTACAAACACAGCAAAGTCTCAGATAGAGCCTAAAGAAGAGTTTGCCAACTTCGTTAAGGATAACATTTTCAAATCACAAATCAAAGATTATTTTGATGCTGAAAATGTACCGTACAAAAACAGTATGAGCCTGAATGCTTTGATAACATTGCTTTATGAAAAGTTAGGAAGCATTGAAAAATTAAAAATCGCATTTAAATTTAAAGTAGAAATCGCAGGACTATGATAATCAAAAACAACACCAACGGGAAAGAAATCGTTATCGAAAAAAACAAATTCGATACATTAAACCATCGACAGAAAATGAACTTCACAGTTATAAGTGAAACGGATTCATCAACTATTCCTGACCAGATTGTAGAAAATATCCACGTTGTAAAAAACGCTGTGATTCAAAAACAGGAAGATAAAAAAATTATTTTTAAGAAAAAAACTCCTCCGGCATCAGGCGAAAAAGCGAAGGACAAAGAAAAACTTTAAAGACCTTTTGAGAGTTTTGGATTTATTTCCGAACTTTCAGAAAGGCACAAGAAACAAATTTATTTAGGGTTAAATAAATATTATTGCTGACGGGAAAGCCGTATGAATTAAAACTAAAAGCTGGCAGGAAAGCTGCATGAATCATGGTAAAAGAAGAAATAAATTTTGTTACTGAATTTGTTCAAAAAACATTAGGAATTTCGCCAACAGAAGCCGCCTCACTTCTGTTTGATATAAAAATCGAGGATGGATCAGGAACGCTAAAGACAACAGCTCTTCCAACTCTTTTAGACAAAGATAAAACGCGGATTCAATCGTTCAAAGATTTGGAAACGCAAGCCCACGATAAAGGCTTTAACAAAGCAAAAGGCGAGGCTTTAACTAAGTTTGAAAAAGATTTAAAGGATAAGTTCGGAATCGTTTCTGATAAGCAAGGACTTGATTTAATTGAGTTTGCTGTTGCAGAAAAATTGAAATTATCGGGTGACCCCAAAGACGATGACAAAATAAAACGTTCATCCGTTTATATGTCAATGGTGGATCAACTGACTAAGGAAAAGACAGACGCAATCGCAATCGAAACAACTAAATTCAATGATTTGCAAACTTCGATTCAAAAAGAAACGACCTTTAAAAGTGTTTCGGACAGAGCGATGGATTTAATTAAAAACGAATTGCAACCTATCCTGCCAGAGGGTAAAACAACTGACGGCAAATCAAAGGCAGACGTTCAAATACAGCGATTTTTAAAAGAGTTGTCAGGCGAATATCAGTTTGAGAGTAAAGACGGGAAAATGCTTATTTCTAAAGAAGGAAAACTACTCGAAGATGCACACGGTAGAATGATTGACTTCAATGAGTTAATCAAATCGAGGGCAGCAGAGGTGTGGGACTTCAAACAAGGAGAGCATAGGCAATCGGCTGGTAACAGCAATAATAATGATCCTGCAAAAGCGAACGCGAATAAAGGTTACACAGGCCCGATTCCGAAAACTGGAGACGAGTATGTGAAAATGATTAACGAAGCCCCAGACGATGCTTCAAAGCAGGCAATCACAAAGGCTTGGGTAACTAAACCAAAAACCTAACTATTAAAAAAAACTAAACCAAATGGCAACTCTAACTTGTGCGGAATTAACCGCAGCATATTTTTTAGCACAAACAATGTTTGCTGATTCAGCAAAAAAATCAGACTATGTCGTAAATGTGGAATCCGCTAAGGCGTTGATTGAAAACAGTACTGCGAATGTTGAATATCTTACTGACCCGAAAAAGGAACGTGAAGCACGCATCTATTGGACAAAGTTTTGTAACACAGAGGTAAGCACCGGTGCGCCTAATTTCTGTACCATTTCCGGCACTGAGGCAGATGCCGATTGCAAGGATTATGCAATCACAATGGAAGTGTCAAAAGCATTCTCTATTGATGACGCTAACTATGTTAACAGTAACCTTAATGTGATCGAGGTGTACGCTGATAACCTTTTGAAGACGATGAAAGCGTTGGATGAAAAACTTGCTCAACTAATTCTTGCAAAATTAGCAACATTTACATCTGCAAACTTGTACACACAGGCAGGAATTGGCTGTTCCGATGACACAGGCTTATGGGCAACTACTTTCATCCCTCCGATTTATTGGACACCGAAAGTTTTCGCATACTTTCAAAAAGTTGCAATGATGAATAACTTTACTTCTCCTTTCTTAATTGATGGCGAGAATTTGTTTGATATTATTGTTGCTGCGAAATTGGATGCAGGAAATGCAAATGGTTCAGGTTCTGCAAAGGCTGTTGAACTAATGAAAATTTACAGCGATTTGAAAAACATGACCGCCATTGCACCGGGAATGACTTACATGATTGAACGCGGAACTGTTGCGTTTGCAAACAAATCATTATGGAAAGGTACAACTGCTGTTAATGCAATTGACAGAGGCGGTGATATTGGAATTAAGTACTCAGAAGCATCAAAAAATCTACCGGGAGTAATCTATGATGTGTATGCAACCAAAGACTGCTCTGGGGCGTATGAAAAAACAAACGTACTTATTCACACTCGTTTTGATTTATTCAACGGTGCTGAAGGATGTTCCGGTCAAACTGGCGTTATTGAGTTCGAGTGCGGAGCTTGTCCTGAAATAGTATCGTAAAATAACCATTTCAATTATCAATTGAATAAAGAAGCCACCTTCGTAATGTTGGTGGCTTTTTTTAATACTATCAAAAATGGAAACTTGCTTAACAAATATTATAAAACTTTCCCGGACGGAATGCGAATGCTTTGATGACGATAAGCCAACAGGGTACAACACAGGGCAATCCGAAATATACTTAGATGAATTAGACGGCTTAAATTTAAAGATGCTTGGCGGTGCTGCGGATTGCGAGCAGGGTGGCGTTTGGGATTTAATGGCATGGGCGAGAGATGAGGCTCCTAAGATATTTAAGGCTGATTTGCTTGGTTGCATCGGAACTAATTACACCCCACGGAGACCAGTTTATTCAGGACTGTTGGGTCAAAATTCATTCACCGCATCATTAGCACTTAGTAATTCAAAGGTAGGCGCAAAAGTTCATTTTCCGCAGATTCAAGGCGGTACAATGAAAGTAAAGAGAATCGGATTAGCGATGAACACGTCATTACCGGTTACTGTTTTAATTTACAATAACGATGCAAATAAGACTACCCCGATAGTATCTTATGTTATCAATGAAGTTGCCAATACCCTTGTTTATGCTACGTTATCGCCCTCTTTAACATTACCAATGTGGAGTAACAATGTGAGCAGGCTTGAATATTACTTTGTTTACGACCGTGTTGGATTTCAGCCTAAAGATATTAAAACGGATTGCGGATGCGGTGGCACTCCTCCGGGTTGGAAACCTTGGGTTACTCTTAACGGTATTCAGGGTACTGGCACAAACTATTCGCAATTTATTACAACCAAATACACGAATGGAATAGTGCTGGATGTTGATTTTCGTTGTCAGACAAGCGAATTGATTTGCTCCGATACTCATCCTTTGGATTTTGAAAATGATGGATGGGATATGCAAATTGGGTACGCTATTCGTTGGAAGGCCGGAGAACTGTTGCTTCAAAAAATGCTTGACAGTCCTGAATTGAACCGCTATACTATGATGGAACGCACAAAGACTTATGGAATGCGCAATCATGCTCGTAAAATGTACAATGATTTCATTCAGTATTTGTGCGATAACAAAGAGGTATCAACAGGATGCTTGATGTGCAAGCCGAATCCGAATTTTCACATGGGTAATATTATTGCGTAATGAAAGTAGAGCTAATTTGTTTTTTATACAACACTCACAAAGTAGATGTGCTGGATATTCCTTGTGATGACTTGCTTGCAAAAATAACCATTGATACAAATGACATTGAATCAGTAAGGGAGCGCGGAAAAGATGGACAGGAAGAAGAAATTTGCACAAAAACCTGTATGATTTATTGCAAAAGCGGTCAGTCTTTTCAGGTTGGCAAAGGATATAAAGAAATGTTAAAAATTTGGAACAATGAAACCAAATGAATTCAGCGAAAAAATAAAATCATTCTCCCAGGCGTTACTCGTTGAGATGCCTAAGATAAACGCATCTGTGGCTATGAATGCGTTCGGCATGGTCGCAGATAGGATAAGGAATGAAGGCATAGACGGCAAAGGGAAATCACTTGGTACATATTCAGAAAATCCACTACCTTTATTTTTTTATAAGCCCATTGAAAAGGCTCAGGAGATTGCGGACAAATTAGGTCGTAAAGGAATCACCGGAAAAGGATCACGAAAAACAAAAAAGGAGTTCAAAGCAACTTCATTGTCTTATGAGGACTGGCGCAAAGGAAATAAATTAGAAACGAGTTTTGTTAATTTGAATTTTTCCGGTGCTGCTTCAATGTGGAATGACACTGGTGTTGTAAAACAGATTGTCGATAGTACAAAAATTATTACAACGGTGGGGGCAAAAAATACTAAGGATAGAAGCCGTGGAGATAAAAAACTAACAACTGATGACATAATGGGATTTAATAAAGATCATTATGGGGATTTTTTGGAAGTAAATAAAGATGAAGAAAAAGGACTGGCACTTACTTACGATTCAGAATTGCAATTATTTATTAATAAATACTTTGGATAATGTTTACACCGGATTACTTCATATTATCGCTTCTTATCGCTGTTGTGTCGTTTGTCTATACAAATATACTTACAGGCAACGGTGAAGCATTTGGGTGGCTTTATAAAAGGATGTACCACCTTTTTAAATCGGATGAAAGAGAATCAAAAGGATTGCCAAGGCACCCATTGTTCAAAGTATTAATTGATTGTGAGAAATGTGTTGCCGGGCAGATAAGTTTCTGGTCGTTTCTGATTATTCATTATAACGAATATTTGAAAGTGTCGTTTTTATTGGCATTGCAACATCTTTTATTTGTCGGGCTAACAATATTTTTTACAATAATCGTTAAATCATTTTATAAAAAAGTAATCGAATAAATGGAAGTAAAATCAATTGAGAAAACACAAAAGGAATTTATGGCCAATGGTCATAAGTATTTTTTAGTAGATAAAATTCCTGTGTCAAGATTTAAGGAGTACGAAAAGCTAGTCCCGCGCTTAACGTTTGGAATCGGTTTTGATGAAATATTTACTTCATTAAAAAAAGCATATTCATCGTTAAATACACCTCAACCTAAACCTTTAGATGCCGGTATTATCATTCACAATTTAATGAATGGAATTGCAGATGTGAATAATTCTAAACGTGTTCATCCTGCACTTATGATGGCTGCATTAGTTATCAACAGAGAGGGAGAGGACGCTACAAAATACGATGAACAAACGATGTTAGATAAGGTGAATGACTGGACTGTGGAGGGTTTGGATATGATGTCTTTTTTCGACTTGTCTCTGACTTCTATCCACGGGTTCAGGGAAACATTAGTAAAATATACCCAGACACAGGCAGAGATGCTAATAAAAGGGGAGGACAAAAAGGCGAAAGTATAATATTATTTCAACATCACGATTTGAAGGTTGAAAAATACTGGTCTGAATTATTGATGGTAATGTGCGAAGATGAACATGGACACGTAAGACCGACCGAAGAAAACGCATTAATGAAATTATCAGTTGAAGAATTTTTTATAAAGTTATTAGTATTTAAAGAGCGTTTGGATAAACGAATAAAGCAATCACAGGATGTCAACAATAAGCCTTAATTTAGAATCAAACGCTGCTGCGGTGTTATTGCAGACCTCCCAAAAAATGGGAGAGCTTGGTGATTCCGTTGAACAATTCCAACAGCAAGGTAAGGCAGGAATGAAAGCGGTTGCTAATGAAACGGAAAAGCTGACAAACGAATTAAAGGACGGAGTTGGCCAAACAGGTGCGTTGTTAAAGGAAACTGAAAAGTTTGGTAAGACTGCAAATATTTATAAAGAATTAAAAAAGCAAGCCCGGGACTATGAAACGCAGGCTTATAAAGCAGCACAGGCAGGAAATAAAGCACTTGGCGAAGAACTAAGAATCAAAGCCGGTAAATTAAGGGATGAGCTTCAGGATTTAAACAACGAAGCAAAAGCACTTACCGGAAACATGGGAGAGAACCTGGGACGTGCCGCCGGAACGTCAATCAGTTTAATAGCAACTGGATTTGAAGGTGCTGCATCTGCTCAAATATTATTAGGCGATAAATCAAAAGAGTTTGAAGAAACTTTATTGCGATTACAGGCATTGCGTGGTATTGCTTCAA